AAGAAGACGGGTGGGTTCACCCTTGGCGTTCCGCTCAGGGCCGCTATTGCCAGCCATCCTTGCAAGAAAAGAAGCGCGGCGAGGATTGTCTCCGCTCTTTACAGGAGCCTTGAGATTGGAGCCAGTGGTCCTGTTGAAGTGCGCGCGACCCGCTGCATTCAAACCACCGCTAGGATTCTGATGCTTCTTCGCTACCATAACCTGTACTCTGTAATGCAGCCTTGACCTTCGTCATGTCCTGTCGAGGGGAAGGTGTCGGCTCTGGTTTCTTTTTAAATCTACTCATTGAGTGGACCTCTGGCGTCTTTCATTAGCTGCAACAAATTACGAGAGCGACCTCGGCTTGCTAAATTCATGCCGCCACCGCCACCGCCGCCCCGCCTAGAAAGAGACCTGAGCTTTCTCTTCCCCTGATTGTTTGCCAGCTTAGTTCCTTTTTCCTTTCGGCGCTCTGCGGCCTTCTTTTCTTTTTCCGCGTCATCGGACTTTTGTTTAGATATTTTCTTCCCAGCCTTTATTGCAGCGCGTCTTTTCTTTATCTCCGCTTCAATCTTAGATCGCTTAGACTCTATCTCGCGCATTTTCTTGCTGCGTTTCTTCTGCTCTTCGGTCGGACCAGAATCATCACGGGCAGCCATGTTAGCCTGATTGTCATCAAAGTTTTGCTCAGCAAGATCAAAATATTGATCGTACAGCGCGTCAGACTGCTTTAGCAAAGTTTTCAATCGGGCCATCTTAATCTCCGTGCATCCGTTAATCGGACCTTAGCTAAAGAAAAAATAATTATCAACCGCACAGAATCTACTAGCTGTCAGCAGCAGGGAGTATCCCGGCGAGCCTTGTGGGGAAATAATGAGAGTGGGAGACCTTACAGTTACAGAGTCACTTCGTTTTTCCCCCACCCCCCGTGCCATATCGTCATGACCAGAGACACTTACCCTAAGTCAATGCTAACTCTGATGTCACCGGCTACCTGTACTTGGCTTCTATCTATGGGTTTATAGCCTGCACGATCCAGTAAATCCTTGCTCGCTTCTAGCTGAACGTACTCTGACTTAGCCCCCATAGCTAACCGTCTCACCGTTCCAGCTGCCAAGGTAGCACTCAGCCCGAACTCTTCGTTCATCCTCTGCATTAGATACTGCTGCACATGCGGTAGCTTCATAGTCTTGGTAGCTGTTACTCTTCCTGATTCACCAGCACTGTATCCAGCGGCCTCTGCTGCCTTAGCTATCGTACACCCTCTTGCTACAATGGTGTCAACTAACGCTGTCTGTTTCTTAGTCAGCTGTCTTGTATTCGGAACCTTAGTCATCCGTACTTTCTATCCTTTATCCTCATGCTTGCCCCCCTCTCCCTCTCTCCCCCCAAACAAGCACTATTCTGAACTGCCTTGTCAATATGTGACGTAGCGTCACTAACGTAAATAGGTATCATAGTACCTCGTTTAGCTATTGACAGCTCCCTTTCACCTTCGCGCCGACAAGAGCCATCCCCACCTACCTTCGATTACCCCTCCACAGGAAACCCCTTCAGGATTTCCCATGCTCCGGGCTAATCGTAGGAAGGCGTGGCCCCTGTGGCTCCTGTCACCTTGTCGGCGAACTTCATCACTCACACACACACAGAGTGCGGAATTGTCTATCCTAGCGGCACAGGTCAAATTATCTGCGTCGTCAACCCCACTCGTAAACTCGGGGGTCGTTCGCTTACAAATGACCCAACGTCACGAGAACCTGACGCTAGGTAACAAGCCAGTACCGCATAGCTTTATTCCCCTTACTATCTTTGCAGAGCCAACTGATCTTTGGCACTTCTGCGGTCTGCTTATTACCTTGCATCAGAACCCCGTGACGTAGGGTCATTTGACACTCTCTTGACGATTCCCTCCCTACGGTCGGCGCGAGACAATTTAATGTGAGGTTTCTGTACAATACGCAATAGTGTGTGTTGCAAGTGATCGAAAGGATACACGATGTACGCAGTAATATTCACAGACAGAGCGGGAGAAGTTAAGTGCGAATGGGAGAGCAAAGACTATGGTTATCTGCGAGATAAGATCCGAGCGCACGATATGATTATACCATCAGATTGGGAGTACGAGATAATTAATACAGACCATGAGTATCTAGATGAATGGATAGTCATAGAGGAATACGCAAAACGAAAGAAGAAGGAATGTGAAGCTAGATAAAGAATCCCATGCCGAACCAGACTATCCGCATCAAGGTTGCCCTTGCGGCTAAAGACCTTGACGCGGACACTCTGGATCGGCTTATGGGGAGATGTCGAAAGACGAATATAAACTTAATCAAAATCGGAGAACACAATGACTAAAGAACTTACAAGCATGATCGAAGAAGATATGAACAACGCATACACAGGTCAGGCTGACATCACATTCAGCCAAGCGTTAGCAAGAATAGCGGCTGAGATGTATGACCCTTACAACAAATTCGATAACGAGACCGGGGTATATGTCGAGACCAACAGCCACCAGTGGGAGCAGTACTTCTTCTTCCAGAATGTGGCTAACCAAGTATGGGCCTCCATGTACGACACACGCACCAACAAGAAAGGATACGTCAAGGGCGTGGCGCATAAGCTAGAAAAAGCACGGGCAAATCTCAACAGGGCAGCTGCTCAACATGATGGGACTGAGATTTCAATCAACAACATGAATCAAGCTGCCGATTGGGTCGAGCGCCTACAAGATAAGCTCACAATGTTTGACGAGATGTACCAACAGATCGCAGCCATGATGGATTGCGCGACAGGTATTCCGCACAAACCATACGAGCCATGGACAACACAGCTTGATGCTAAACCTACAGCTTCAACGGAAGCAGAGGCAGAGTTGGCTGCACGTCTCGCAGAGATGGGCATCAACATAAGCACAGGCCATGTGGCAAACACGGACGGAGTTGCAACCTCAGATGAGGACGCAGCCTAAGATGTAAGCGGGGAGTCAGAGATGGCTCCCCGTTTATGCTGTTAGCCTCGCTCTCAGCACAAAGGGAAGTCGCAGCTTCAAGCCGCCCGGCCTATGGGTTGGGTTACTGCGCAAGAGCAAGCGACCAACAAGAACGCTAGATGAAAAGTTGAAATTACGTTTTGTAACGCAACGTCATAAAAGCGTCCGACCATATACTATGGTATAAACTTTAAATAAACTTCTAAGGAGGACACAATGGAAGTAACAGCACACAGAGTAACCAACGTCAGGGTTAAAGTAACAGTCCATGACGACTTTGCCGTCAAAGTAATCAGCTTTGTTGATGGCTATGGACATGAACTAAATATCAATATGTTCGGCAAAGATAGAAACGATCTTAGATTCATGATCTCAGAAACAATAGACGCAAGGGAGAACGCGCTATGCTAGACTTTCAATCCAACAGCTACAACTTTCCAGTAGAAGAGCAGCCCGTATATACACAAGAGGGTGAGCTTATCCCAGATCACAAGTGCATCGTGCGCACAGACACAGGCAAAACACTCGGCTTGCATGGGTCACGGTATCGAATGATACCGCACGATGATGTAGTCAACTCAATCGTTGACGGAGTTAAAGCAAGCAATCTGACAAGTGACTATGAGGTCAACGTAGATGTAATCGAAGGTGGCCGTAAGCTAAGAGGTGAGATTATCTTTCCTGATCTGGTGCAGCAGCCAGCAGTAGGTGACTACGTTCAGTTCCGTGTCAGCTTCTTCAATAGCTATGACGGATCATGGTCCTTTTCTCAGCAAGCCAATGGTCTTAGATTGTGGTGTCTTAATGGATGCACAACACCAGATGCTATTGCGAGGTCACGCTTCAAGCACACAGCGTCAGTGAACGTGGACGGGAGTGCTGCCAAGATCATAGGTGGTGCGGAACATTTCATGGGACGCAGCAAGCAGTGGCAATCATGGATGCAGACACGATTGAACAACGATCAAGTCGAGCAGTTCTTTCGGTCAACAATCTGCAAGGTAGTAACCAAGCAACAGCAAGTGACCAAGACAAACGAGAAGCAACTTGAGAATCTTATCTCAGGTTGGGATCGTGAAAAAGTAGATCTCGGCTGGAACAAGTGGGCATTGTATAACTGCCTGACCCATTGGGCCACGCATACCAATGACCTCAAGTCACCACAGATTGCACGTTACAATCGCGAGATAGCAATCAGCAATGCAATGAATCACAAACTGTTCACCTTTATGGTGGGCGAGAACGTAATCTAAGGAGAACACAATGTCATATTTTATAGAATCAAATATACCAATACCAGAAGGCAAGATAGAGAGTAGTCGCAAATCAGATCTTGCAAAGGCTCTGGAAAAAATGGAAGTCAGTCAAAGCATTGTAGTAGAAAGCGACAGCAGCAATTTTCATGGTGCTGTCATCAATATAGCAAGAAGAATTAAAATTAAAACTACAATACGAAAGATTAAAGATAATGGCCCTTATAATGGTACTTATCGTATATGGAGGATTAAATAATGCGTATGTCACGACAGCACTATGAATTTCTAGCTGATAAACTTGGGCCACTTGTACCGTGGCCCACCCATCTTCATAGCATTGCCGATGAACTCGAAGCAACGAACCCAAGGTTTGATCGAGATAAGTTTATCCAACGTGGAACCGCAGCATGGGAAGCTAACTATGTAGCTCCCGTCATTGATGATGAGATACCGTACCAATGAATGTATTCAAGCACACAGTATGCTGCCCCGTATGCACTGGCGATGGGTTCATCGAAGTAGAACACACGCCAGTTCGTACATCATACAACGATCTGCCTGAGCCTTACTGCGAGGCAGAGACTTGCGAGAATTGTGGCGGCGATGGAGAAATCGAAGTCGAGGATGTTGACTTTGACGAATAGATTGCTGCACTAATGCAGCATGAAATCGTATCTTCAAATAATAACAGACCAAGCAGCGGAGGCTAACGTCTCCCTGCTCAAGGCATTCAGTCGAGCAAACATTCCAACATCGACATACTATAGAACAATCAATGGAAGCACCGAGATACGGTATGATACTGCATTGAGGGTACACTATGCCATTGAACAAGTACGTCAGATTCAACAAGCCGTTGCGGATACCAAAAGATTACGAGCCAATGGTCAACCTGTTAATAGACGCTCGATTAAAGCGCGAGTTAAGTCAAGAAAAGTTAGCGCATAAAATAGGATGCACAGCATCACTGGTACACAAATGGGAAACACACAAACGAATACCCTCTGGGTTCATGTTGATCTGTTGGCTGGATGCACTGGGCTATGACATCGAAGTCACTGAAAGGTAAAGCAATTCTCTGCGCGGCATGTAAGATCGCCACTCATTTCTATGTTGCAGTACTCAAAATAAATAGCGGTCGCTCAACAGAGAAGCACTGGTATGTGTGCATGAGCTGCTACGTCAACGACAAATGGCAAGAGCCAACGTCAAGGACAAAACCAAACAAGAAACGAATGAAGAAACCTGCCGTCAAGATACAGGCAGGCGAGTGGGAATCTAGCATCAAGGCAAATGCAAAGCCATCAACCGATTGGTAAGGAGAATGACATGCTCATCTATGGAATAGATCCCGGATACACAGGAGCAGTCAGCCTATACTGGACAGAGACAGGCAAGCTCGAGTGCTATGACATGCCAACCCTCAAGAACCCCAAGGGTAAAACTTTAATTAACTTACATGAGCTACTAAGAATACTAAGCAACGAGGCAGACGAGTCCTGCCTTGCAGTAATTGAACGTGTCTCGGCCATGCCGGGGCAGGGTGTCAGTAGTACCTTCCGCTTTGGACAGGGCTACGGACAGCTAGAGATGGGCATTGCAGCATGTAAGCTGCCCATCCAATACGTCAGTCCCGCCGTGTGGAAGAAACACTTCGGCTTGAACAGGGACAAAGGCGTGAGCCGTGGGCTAGTGACGCAACGTCTTCCGCACTACGCTCATTTATTTGCTAGAGTAAAGGATGATGGCCGAGCAGAAGCCACACTGATTGCTCTCTATGCAGCAGAGAAACTTATCTAAGGAGAACACAATGACTATAAAACAAACAGACGAGATCAAAGCATATCTCAAGCAAGGCTATCGGATCACAGCAATTGATGCGCTCCAAACATTCGGGTGCTTTAGATTAGCAGCGCGAATCAAAGACCTCAAAGACGAAGGCATGAAGATCGACAAGGTAATGGTCAAGACTGCCAGCGGCGCCCGTGTCGCACAGTATTACAGCCCATCGAAGGTACGCACATGACATACAAAACAACCAAGCTCAGTGACGCAGCGCGCCCGTCCATATGGGACGCGCATGTCGCCAAAGCAGCAAGCTCTCCCGTTCAAGCCC